CCCAAAGGCGACCCGGGCGCGGGCGTGTTCATCATCGGAACGCTGGCCTCGACCGCCGAGCTTCCCGCCTCGGGGAACAGCAACGGCGACGGCTACATCATCGGAACTAACCTGCACGTCTGGGACGGCAGCCAGTGGACCAACGTGGGCCAGATTCAGGGCCCGGAAGGTCCGCAAGGCCCCCAAGGTGTGCCCGGTCCGACAGGCCCGACAGGTCCGCAGGGTCCGGTAGGCCCCGCCGGTTCGGACGGCCCGCAGGGTCCGCAAGGCCCCGCTGGCCCCACTGGCCCCGAAGGCCCCGCCGGCCCCGCCGGTGCCGATGGCAACGCCAACGTGATCGTCTCGACCGGGACCCCCACGGGCTCCGGCTCGGACGGCGATCTGTGGATTCAGGTGAACTAAGATGCCGGTCTTTGTCTGGAAAAACGGTTCCTGGAAGAAAGCCATCGACCTGTACCCAAGGCAGGCCTTCGCGTGGCAGAACCTGAAAATGGCGTGGGTTTGGGACGGCGGCCAGTGGAAACGCTGCTGGTACACCGTCTTTGACCAGACCCTGAATCCCGCCTACGCCGCGAATAACGTGGTGTTCACTCCTGGAAACTACCCAACCATCGCTAACCAGCTTTTCGCCGGCGACATTGTTCGCATGGTCGTCCAGGGCTTCTCTACCAGTCACGGCATTGGGTCCACGTCCGTCAACAACCCGGCTGTCTATGTCGGCGGTTGGCCGAGCAACGTAGAGCTTCAGCTTGAGTTCACTGCGACGGCCGCCGGTGCGGCGAAGATCGTCGGCTGTGGTGGTGCCGGTGGCCAGGGCGGCCGTGGCTCCAGCAGCTCGTCCGCAGCCCGTGGCGGCAACGGCGGCAACGGCGGTCCTGGTCTTGAGCTGGCCCAGCCGGTCACGATCCTGGGCAACGGCACCATCGGCGGAGGCGGCGGTGGTGGTGGTGGCGGAGGCGGTGCCTTCGCACAGTTCACTACACAGGAAAACCAGTGGTGCTACGCCGGTGGCGGCGGTGGTGGCGGTGGTAACAGCAACGGCTCCGGCGGTGCCGCAGGCGGAACGGACGGCTCGATCTATGACGATCCAGGTAATCCAGGCAGCGACGGCGACACCGTAGGCAACGGTGGCGGCGGCCGGGCCGTTTCCGTGCAGACCGGCACGGGTCCTGGAGACGCGAATGCCGAGTCCGGGCGTGGTGGTGGCGGCGGAGGCCCCGGTCAAGCCGGCGGCTCCGGACAGTCCGGCCAGTCCGCGCAGTCCTTCAACACCGTCCTGGGCCAAGGCGGCTCCGGCGGTAACCCTGGGGTGGCCGTCGTCGGTGCCTCGTTTATGAACATCGACCCTGGAGCAGACATTAGGATCGAAGGCACCACCACAGGTTAAGGAGTACCCATGGCAGAGCCACAGTATAACGACTATGCACCGAAGCCCGCTTCTCCGGACATTCACCAACACCTGGGCCGTCTCGAGGGACGCATGGACGGCATGGAAGAACGACAGACGAGGTTCGAGTTGAGAACAGACACAACCCTGGGTTTGATCCTGGACAAGGTGGACAGCTTGAACGTCGACCGCTACCAGGCCATCGGTGGCTGGAAAGCCGTAGTCGTCGTCGCCGGCATTATTGTGTTCCTGGCAGGCCTGGCGACCTGGGCCATATCGGAAGGCAACCACGTCCAGAGCCAGGCCGAGGAGACGAACCAGAAACTGGACACACTCATTGAGCTGATGGGAGAAACCCTGGATGAAGAAACGGAATAACGACGTTTTGTACCTGCACCATTTCCGGCCCTACGAGTTCGGCAAGACGGACTTCCGCATGACGGACTGGTGGCATCTGATGTGTCCGCGACTGCTGGTCCTGACCGATACGTTCCGGTTCCAGTGGGACCGCCGGGTCCGGATTAGCAACAACGACTTTGCCCTGGGCCGGTTCCTGGGCGAGGACAGCGACAGCCAGCACAACGTCGACCAGTGGGGCGAGGTCCGCGCACTGGACTGCTTCCCCGAAGGTATGGATACGCGCAAGGACGCGGAGTACGCGGTATCGCTGGCGACCGAGTTGGGGTTCACCGGCATTGGGCTGTACCCCCACTGGAACGGCGGACCAGGCCTGCACCTGGATACTCGTCGGGACCGGGAGCCTGGCAACCCGGCGATTTGGGGCGCAGTGAACGACGCCCAGGGGAATCAAACATACTGCTCCCTCGAGGTTGCCTTGCTTGCAATGTCTGAAAAACCGACAGACACTGGTAACACATAGGGCATTAACCCTACACCTGGAGGACAGACCATGAAACAATCTCTCGTTCTGATGATGCTTGCGGCGTTCGCCCTGGCCGGCGGTTGTGCGGCGGTAAAAATGGTCGGCGGCAAAGCGTCTGAAAAGCTCGGAGACGGCATTTCCGCCTACTGCGGTGCCGATGCCGAAACCCGCGAAGTGGTCCGCGCAACGGTGAATGCGGACGCCTACCCAAACTCTATAACTGTGGAGTGCGCTGGCGATGGAAGTGGTGAAGCTGGTCCACGGGATTCGGGCACTGAATAAAGGCCTGGACACAATGCGCGGGCTCCGGGACGTACTGCGTGCCCGGGGCCGGGACGCAAAGATTGTGGCCTATGGCTATGTCCTGATCCCGATTAGCAACAGCCAGGCCTTGAACGCGGTCCTGGAGGCAGTCAAGCCCGGCGATGCCGTCGTTGGCTACTCCAACGGTGCCTGGGCCTGTGTGCAGGCTGCCGAAATGGGCGCTGAAATCCGGCACCTGATCCTGGTATCGCCGGCCCTGCATAAGTCTCATGCCTTCCCAGAGCATATCCAACGGATCGACGTGTTCTACGACCCGGACGACACCCCCGTCCTCCTGGCCCGCTGGTGGCGCAAGTTCACCCGGATTTTTCCGTGGCGCTGGCGCAAGCCGCACGGGTGGGGAGAAATGGGCCGGACGGGCTACGTCGGCAGTGACCCGAGAGTACATAACCACCGCCTGCCCAAGGGAACCGGGCACCTGTGGTTCAAGTCTGCGGACGCGATTGTCCGCGTGGCCAATACGGTGAGCGTCTAATGGCGGCAGCGTCGACCGACAAGATCACGGCAGCCAAACGGCTATTGAAGGTCAAGCAGGCCCGCGAGGACTTGCTGGCCTACACGTCGTTGTCCATGCCGCACCCGGAGCAGCCGGGCAACCCGGAAATGAGCCGCTACCAGGAACACCTGGTCCACCGCTACATCGCGGACCACCTGCAAAAAGTCGAGCGCGGGGAAATCCTGCGCCTGATCGTCAACGTGCAACCGCGTGTCGGCAAGTCGGAGCTGGTGTCCCGCCGGTTCCCGTCCTGGTTCGTGGGCCGGGACCCGTATCGCCAGGTCGCCGTGGGCTCGTATGCCGACAGCCTGGCCCAGGATTTCGGCCGTGAAGTCCGCGAGATTATGAAAACGCCGATGTACCAGCAGGTGTTTCCTGGCGTGGGGCTCAAGAAAGGGTCCGCGTCCGTGGAGCGCCTACAGACTACGGCCGGCGGTGTGGTCAACTTCGTGGGTGTCGGCACGGGCCTGACAGGTAAAGGCGCGGACTTGCTGATCATCGACGACCCGATCAAGGACGACGTGGAAGCGAAGTCCAAGACGACCCGGGACAAGGTCTGGAACTGGTTTACCCGTGTTGCCATGACCCGCCTCATGGGCGCGGCCCGTGTCGTGATCTGCATGACCCGCTGGCACGAGGACGACCTGGTAGGCCGGCTGACCAACCCGAAGAACGAGTATTACGACCCGAAGCTGGCAAAGCAGTGGACGGTGATCAACATTCCGGCCTTTGCCGAGGAGGACGATCCCCTGGGCCGCGAGCCCGGCGAGATTCTGTGGCCGGAGCGGACCAGCCAGGAGTTCCTGGAGAACTACCAGGCCCTGGACCCGGACGGCTTCCAGGCGCTCTACATGGGCCGGCCGTCACCGCCCGAGGGTGCGTTTTTCCGGCGGGAACAGCTGCGGACGTACCAGCCCGAGGAGCTACCGGACAACCTGAAAATCTACGCCGCGTCGGACCATGCCGTCTCCGAGGAACAGCGGGCGGACAAGACCTGCATGGGCTGTGTGGGCGTGGACGAGAACGACAACATTTGGGTCCTGCCGGACATTGTCTGGCGGAAGATGGACGCGGAGACGCAGACCGAGGCGATGCTGGAGCAGATGCGGGAACACCAACCGCTCTACTGGTGGGCCGAGAAAGGCCACATCAGCCAGTCCATCGGCCCGTTCCTCCGCCGGCGCATGGCC